CAATCTCATCAATCTGGAACTTCCTTGTCTCCAGAAACTGAGCCTGCTCCGGACTGATGCTGATAGGCGTGTACTTCATCCCCTCTTCCAAAACAGCAATCTTGTTTGCATTACCGGAACCGCCGAAGGTTGCCTGCCAGCTCTCACGAACCCTGGAAGGATCCTTGATTGTGCCCGGATGCTCCAGCACCCCGGAAGGAGCCGCACCGTTCGCAAAGAACTTACTTCCGTATTCCTCCGTAGCAATCGCAAGCCCAATGGCATTCTTCGCCATAGCAATCGGAGAATAACCAACCAAACCGTCAAAGCCAAGCCCCGGAATATGCAGCATATCATAAGGCTGAAGCCTTACGGTTCTTCCAACCCTGTCCGTGCCCTTCCTGCCGTCCACATCGTCCGAATCATAGACTGTATATTCGTAATAGAGCCTTCCATGCTCATCACGATCCACCTTCATCCGATCCGGCATCAGCGGATACAGAGCCACGACTTCACCCTTGCCATTCCGGATGATCTGACTGTAGGCATTGCCCCACAGGAGCAGATGCGTCATCAGCGTTTCCCTGAAGATGAACGAAGTCATTTCCGGATTCGGCTCATCATGGAGCAAAAAATAAAGCGGATGTTCCACCGCTTTTTCCTTACCACCATCATCTGTATATCTGTAAAATTGTAATGGAAGGCTCGCCACCGCTTCAGACAGGATCCTTACACAACAGTACACCGCCGTCATCTGCATTGCAGACCTCTCGGTCACATATTTCCCTGCAGAACTATTCCCCAGAAAGAAACTGTAGCCGCTGCCTGCTGTCCTGTCTGTGGGCTTATCCCTCGACTTGAATAAACCGCTTAGTAATCCCATAGCCTGTCCCTCCTTCATATGCCTGATTCGGGGCTTCCCTGATCACCAGGAATCCGATCATCGATAAAATCGACATTTCTCTATCCTCAAAAGACCAACAGTCCACGCTCATCATAAACACTCCCCTGCGGCTCCGTCTGATTGCGGATACATCGGTCAAGTGCCATAATTGCAGCCACAATGCCATCGATCTTCTCTTTCGATTTTGCTTTCGTTACCTTGATGTTTCCGGCAGGATCCGTATCAACCACCACGTTGCCGGCCATCCACCTGAGAACCGGATGCCCTCCATGAATGATCTTACCTTCCATAAGCAGCCGGTAAAAATCCTTTGTCGGGCCGGACATCGAAGCAAAACCCTGACCGAACGGAACCGTCGTGAAACCGTCGCCTTCCAGGTTCTGGATCATCTGTGTGGCATTCCATCTATCCACTGCAATCTCTACAATGTGATATTTCTCCGCCAGATTATTGATGAACTTCTCAATGAAGTCATAGTGGATCACGTTGCCCTCGGTCGATAGCAGGTACCCCTGCCTCTCCCAGATGTCATAGGGAACGGAAGCTGACTTCACCCTCTGCGGTATCGTTTCTTCCGGTACCCAGAAGAACGGAAGCAAGATATACTTCTCATCCTCATTCCTCGGAGGAAACATCAGAACCAGAGCTGTAATATCTCCCGTACTGGATAAGTCCAGGCCGCCGTAACAATCCCTGCCTTCCAAAGCTGCAAAATCGATCTCTTCACTCCCTTTCATGAATATCGCATCCGGTATCCATGCCACGGTACTGGAAACCCACATGTTCAGCCTCAACCACTTAAATGTCACTTCATCTGCCGGATTCTGCTTTGCTTCCCGGTAGGCATCTCTGAGCCTTTCGATATCTACCGTGTATCCCAGTGAAGGATTGACCTTGTACCAGTTCGCTTCATCCTCCCAGTCCTCATCATCCTTCAGTCCGTAAACCACCGGATAAAAAGTCGGATCCACGCGCCGGCCTTCCAGAATATCCACTGCCTTCATATGAAGCTCATAGGCAATGGAATGTCTGTCCGTACCTGCCGTGGTGATAATGAAATGCAGCGGATTCTGTCTGGCATCCGATGAGCCTTTTGTCAGAACGTCATACAGCTGCCTGTTTGGCTGCGTATGAATCTCATCAAACACCAGCCCACTGACTGAAAATCCATGTTTACCCCCGACCTCTGCACTGAGCACCTGGTAATATCCTGAATTTCCATAATTCACGATTCTCTTTGTTGCCGTCATCAGCTTCGATCTCTTCAGAAGTGCCGGTGACATCTCCACCATTTGCCTTGCCACATCAAAAACGATACTGGCCTGCTGCCGGTCAGCTGCAGCACCATAGACTTCAGCAGATGGCTCATTGTCTGCATACAAAAGATAAAGAGCGACAGCTGCTGCCAATTCGCTCTTACCTACCTTTTTACATATTTCCACAAAAGCTGTCCGGAACTGCCGGTACCCGTCAGGTTTAACGATCCCGAAGATATCCCGGATCAGTTGCTCCTGCCAAGGAAGTAACCAGAACCGTTTGCCAGCCCACTTGCCTTTGGTATGGCACAGGTTCTCGATGAACTTCACTGCTCTATCCGCTTTCGCTTTATCATAATGAGATGTCGGAAGCATAAACTTCGACGGCTGATAGCTCCTCAGCTTCGGATAACCTGCAGGTCTTCTTTCCGCCATTAAGCCTCACCCCCAAGTAGTGCCTCCATCTCATCTTCATCATCTTTGCCGATACCGGACGCCGCCATGATCCTCGATCTGGCAGATGGCGTAAGTCCAAACTCGGATGCTGCCTGCATCATGAGCCGCTGCTCCGTATTACAGATCGCAACCCACGGATTCGGTCTCTGCATACCGTTCTCCGTTTCATAGGTGGCACCCTCAGAATCGATATGCTCCTGAGCCTCTTTCCATCTGGCATAGGACTGACAATACGCTGCAAATGCAGACCTGTCGATCTCCGTCAACACTCCCATCTGATTCAGTTTTTCTGATAAACGGATCCATTCTGTCTTAGCTTCCGGCAATAGCCATGCAGGACAGTCAGGTATTCCCTTACCCGGATTCGGTTCTTTTGTGTTCAGTTTTCTCTTTCCCGAATTGCCTTCCAGCTTTTTTACAGCTGTAGGCTTCGGCTTTCTTCCAGCCATAGAGCATCGCCCTCCTTCCTTCTAAATTTCACTTTTCATTTCGCGATTTTGCACGCGTGACCCCCGCGCCGTTCCCTGGAAGCCTTACGTATAGAGATTTCACCACCCCTATCCGCGACAATTTGCCCAGTAGTCCCCTCTCTTCGCGTGTATGGTTGAATGACATGACTTGCACAACGCAATCAGGTTACTGCGATCGTGCGTGCCACCTTCTCTCAGAGGCAGTTTGTGGTGGATCTCTTCAGTAGATACGATGATTCCACGCTCGAAACACAGCTCACAGAAGGGATGTTCCGCAGCATATTTGTCACGGATCTGCTTCCATACACGACCGTATCTCTTCTTCGTAGATTTATCTCTGCCATACTTCTCGTAATTACTATTGCTCAACTTCTCATGCTCTTTACAGAACCTCTTGTCTGTCAGCTTAGGGCATCCAGGATAAGAGCATGGATGCTTCGGTTTCCTTGGCATCATTCCACCTTCTTTCCCACAGAAAAAGCCGCCACGGTTTTTGCTCCGTAACGGCGTCTCCATCTTTCGTTTTTGCCAGCTTAACATTATCACATAGTCTTACTGTATCGAACTTGATTTTACTGTATTGTTTCCGGAATCTCGATTTCATCCAAGGCATTCCTGTGAAGACGAAATACATTATCGATGCCATATCCCAGTTCAATGGCAATCTCTTCCCAGCGCATATAGGAAAGATATCTCAGTTCCAACACTGTCTGAAGCTCAGTACTCTCCACAGCCTTGATCCTGCCGATGATATCCTTCTTAAGCTCCACCAGCTGAATCATATCCTGATTGATCTCGGATTCCAGATCGATGATCTTAATGATGGCATCCTCCATTCTGGAACCGCCACGATTCGGATTCTTCGGCATATCCGAATAGGTCACTGTCGCCTTCGTTGCCAGATCATGCAGTTCTTCAATCTGTCCAAGCTTACTCTCAATCCGCTGATTCAGCCCAAAGGCCTGTGATAAATATTTCTTCGCTTCCTGCTGATGTCTGTTCATAAGCTACCTCCGATTGGATTTATTTTTTCTCCCTCGGATTGACTCGGATTGTCTCACTTCGTCCTGAAGCCTCCGGATCAGATATTCTCCGTCCACAGAAGTCAGCTGGCTGTACCAGCCGGAACGGAAGAACCTCTCGATTTCCAAGTCTTCATCTATTGCTTTTCGATCCTTCGGATGTGATTTGATCTTTTTCAGCGCCACCCTATAATCAGCGACCGCCTGAAAAATGATTGCATTGGCCAATCGCTCATATGGATCCTCCGCAAGATTTTTATTTCCTACCATAGGCACTTACCTCCGCTTTTACGGCATCGATCAGTCTGGCCTGCGTGTTGCCCTTTGCATGAAGTGCCTTCATGATTCGTTCATCAATCGAATCGGCTGTAATAATATGCTGCACCACGACTGTTCCGGATTCCTGACCCTGTCTCCAAAGCCTTGCTACCGTCTGCTGATAAAGCTCCAGGCTCCAGATCATCCCAAACCATATCAAGGTATTGCCTCCGCTCTGAAGATTCAGTCCGTGTCCTGCAGAAGCCGGATGTATCAAACCAACCTCCAGTCTTCCTGCATTCCAATCCTCGATACTCTGATCAGAAGCCAGCTTCCCGTAATTCACTCCCAGGGCCTCCAGCCTCTCGATGATCCTTGTCAGATCGTGCTTGTACCAATACGCCACCAGAATGCTCTTGCCATTTGCCGCCTCGATGATGTCCTTCAAAGCATCCAGTTTCTTATCGTGAATGAACTCGATACCGCCGGCATCGGAATACACTGCACCATTCGCCATCTGTGTCAGCTTTCCGGAAAGTGTTGCCGCATTGGCAGCTGTTACCTCTCCGCCCGGAAGATTGATCACCAGGTCACGGGCCATCGCCTCATACTTCTCACGCTCATCCTCATCCAGATATACCGGATATTCGGAATTCACCAACTCCGGCATCTTCAAATGATCTGTTCCTTTCATGGAAATCGTGATATCGGAGATCCTGTCATAGATTCTCTTAGCTGCTCCCTTTCTGAGCCTGTAGCTGTATACAATCGGACCGTTCGTCTGATCCGGCACAAAATACTCAATTCTGTACTGGCTGATAAACCTTCCCAGCCGCTCTCCCATATCCAGAACCTTGTATTCTGCAAACAAATCCATCAGACCATTGCTGGAAGGCGTTCCGGTCAGGCCAACAATCCGCTTCACTCTCGACCTCACCTTCATCAGTTCCTTGAACCTCTTCGCCTGCCAGTTCTTAAAGGATGACAACTCATCAAGCACTACCATGTCGTAGTCAAATGGTAGGCCGCTCTTCTCAATCAGCCAGGGAACATTCTCCCTGTTGATAATGTAAATATCCGCAGCCTGCTGAAGTGCTCTCATTCTCTCTGCTGCCGTTCCAACTGCTATGGAATACCGCAGCCCTCGCAGTTGATCCCATTTCTGTATTTCCGCTGACCATGTATGCTTCGCCACCCGGAGCGGCGCTATGATCAGCACCTTCGTCACCTCAAAGCTGTCAAACATCAGGTCATTCAGTGCTGCCAGCACAATGCTGGTCTTACCCATACCCATGTCCAGCAGAATCGCCGCTATAGGATGCTCCTTAATAAAATTGATTGCATATATCTGATAATCATGTGGATTGTATTTCATCCAGAATCCCTCCAATCTGCTCCGGATCATCAAGCACATAAACCCGGAAGCCCAATCTCATAAGAAGCCGGTGCCGTGAAACCTGCAGCGGTCTCGGACGTTCGCCCGGAGCCTTAACCTCCACCAGTCCGAAGTGCCTACCCGGAAATAAGACAATCCGGTCGGGCATCCCATCAAATCCAGGAGACACCCATTTCGGACAGATCCCGCCACGGCGTCTAACCTCGGAAACCAGCTTCTGCTCTATTACCTTTTCTCGCATTGCAACCTCCGCATTTCTGCCGATGGTGACGGTCGGTGATGGTCTATCCGTAAACTCCCTTTAGAACAGTTTTGAAAACTCACTATAGGGACTTTTCCGATATGAGTATCACCGACTGTCACTTTGGCTTAAAATCAGGCTTTCTGAAAAATAGCAAATCTAAAAAGACTTACTGCCAGACCGCCACCAACTGTCACTCCAGAAAATCCTGTCCCTCTTTCAGCTTCAGTCCATACACAAAAGCACCCTTGTTATTCTTCCTCTTTGGGAATCCCGCTTTTTCAATCGCAGCATAGAAGTCTGTCGTACTTCTGGTAAACTCACCGTTCTGCAAGCAGTACGCCCTGTATACCTGATACAGCTCTCCGGACTTCTCCGATGCCGCCTTATCGATGTCACAGCAATCTGCCAGGAAATGTCCCATCCAGTCGTTGTCCTCGCGATATGCTTCAATCGCATCTTCCACGATCTTCGGCAATGGCGCCTTGAAATCCATATCTACTGCCTTTTTCGCCCCTTCGATGATCCAGCTCATAATGAAGGAACCGGCATGATCATACAGGTAATCTGCATAATTCTTAATGTCATTTGTCCCGATGATCTTCGCATTGAAGGGTATCACGATCAGCCTTCTCCAGATGCCGTCATCATTGGCACCCACCTTCGGCAGATGATTGGTATACAGGACCAGCGTGTGTGACGGAACAAAATGGAACGGAGCCTTATACTTTTTCTCCGCCTGGATCTCATCGGTAGAGCAAAGCTGCTTCACCGTTGCCGTATTCAGCCTCATGCCTTCCTCCATCTCGGAAGAAATGATGAGCCTGCGACCTTTGAGCTCCGCCATCTCCGGCTTGATGTTCCTCTTACAGTTCATGGTCAATGCTTCCGCAGAAAGCTTCCCGGCATAATCACCCAGGACACGAAAAATCGTGTTCCAAAATGTTGATTTACCATTGGCTCCGCCGCCATAGGCAATGATCATATGCTCCTGATATACCTTCCCGATTGCCGCCATTCCAACGACCAGCTGCACATAGTCGATCAGTTCCTGATCTTTGCAGAAGAAAAGCTCCAAAGCATCTAGCCACAGCTGCTTCCCGTCCTCTCCCGGAGCACAGGTCGTGATCTTCGTGATCAAGTTTCTCGGATCATGCGGCTGCTCCCCTGCCAATCCTTCTCTCAGGTTATAGGTAGCAACCGGTGTGTTGATAAGAAATTCATTCTTATCTAAGTCATTCACATCGATCCCAATCATCGGCTTCGCTGCATTCCCGGTCGAAACGATATATTTGTAATCACGCCTCTTCAGCACAAACTTCAGATACGTCTCCGCTGCCATCAATGCATACAGAAGCGGCATCTGATTCGGCGCAACTTCCTTCGCCACAGCCTTCGATCCGCTCTTTACCACCGACTCCGGTATCCCGGCATCAATCAGTGCTTTCTCCGCAACTTCCTTTTCCTGCATTGCGTCTGCAAGCTGCAGATCCAGAAACTCCTCAATCGCACCAATGGCAAGCTGCACATCCTCCACCCAGCGTTCGCCATCATATCTCAGATAATCCGTAGCCGCTGAGAACCTGAGCTCACTGCCATATTCCTGCACCAACACTTTCGCCTCACCGATATCCGAATAATCCTCCGGCTTCAGGGAAGCATCGCTGAAATCGGCATTATACTGATCTGGCTGCACATACCCGTCAGAGGCAGAGATCTTCTTATTGAAGAATTTCACCGCACTGTTCCATATAGTGTTCAGCTCTGCTTCCGAAAGCGGCGGATCACATTTCTGGGCATGCTCCATAAAGACCACATGCGCTTTTTCCGTATCGCCATATCTCTTCAGGATCCTGGAAGCAAAACGGCTCATGGTATTATTACGGCTACCCTGTGCGATAACACCGGATCCGAAACCATACTCTTTCTTATCCGCCTGATCAGCTTCATCCTCATATACCGGCTCAATCTCTTCATCAATGGTCATCCAGCCCTCATGCCAGACCACTTCGCCGGCATCTGCGCCGAAAATGAATCTCGCTGCATCCAGCGCATTTCCGTCGAAGAAATCAAAGCGCCTCTTAATACCTCTCTTCAGCGCCGCATACCAACCCGGATCCGTTGTCTCCGTAATCTGGAAATACACATGGAACTTTGGTCTTGCCGCCTTTCCGTCCTTCACCTTCATATGGTTTCGGCTAAAAGCAATCACATAGGAAATATCCGGCATCATCTCGTCCAGCTTCTCAGGTGTGATCCACTCTGCCGGATCCTCAGTGTGGTCATTATCAATATCCATCACCACCACATCCGACCTTGCGAAGTTTCCGATGCTTCGATAGTTCCCTTTGTACTCAGCGCAGACATGGTCGAACCGAACTGCTTCCTGCATTTTCTCCGGCGTGGTTACCACCCTCCGGTTCGGATAGCTGCAGTTCGCGGCCTGCCCGGTGCAGTCTGCTGTAAACATGGTTATCTGCATACTTCAAACCTCTTTTCTTAAAAAAGTAAGGACATGAATCCTCCTAACTTTCTAAGCGCCCTTCACCTCCGATTTTCCGGTCGGCCGCAAAATTTCCTCACTCAAAAAACGTCCACTGGACGTTTTTTTCATATGCATGGCAACAAAAAATAACGCTGATCCGAATCGCTTCCTTTTACATGCGACTCACAACCGGCGCTATCCCCAAAATTATTTTTCAAAAAGTCACTCTCCGACCGGAAAAACCACTTCCAAACCCGCTTAGGAAGATAGAAAGGCCAAGAGCCATTCGGAAAGCAAGGTGCTGCAGATGCAGAAAGAAATCGCTGACACATGCCGGCAGGACACAACCATCGATGAAGAGCTGATCGATACGCTCACCGCCATCAGTGTTGTAGCCAAACGCCTGGCAGCCAATCTCAGAAAACAGAATACGGAAATCGGAGGTAAAGACAATGAGCAAAATGAGTGAGCTCTCCGCCATAATCGACAACCTGATCAGCTGTGGAGAAACTCTGGCAGAGACCGGCAGAGCTTTGAAGGAATTCTATTCCGGAACTAAAGAAATCGCCCCGGCAAAGCCAGAGAAGAAGACAAAAAAACAGGATCCCGCTCCTACGGAAGCACCTGCCGCAAAGCAGTATTCCAAGGAAGAAGTCAGAGGCATCCTGGCAAAAAAAGCAAATGAAGCAGAAGGCCGCTTCAAGGCAGATGTCAAAGCGATCGTTCAGAAGTACGGCAATGGAGGCAGCCTTACCAATGTGGATCCTAAGGACTACGCGGCACTTGTCACAGATGTGGAAGGATTAACCGATGCCTAAACACGCATACCTTTCTGCCTCTGCAAGCCACAGATGGCTCGCCTGCCCACCCAGCGCAAAGCTGTGTGCCGGCATCAATGACAGCAGCAGTCCTTACGCCCAGCAGGGAACCGATGCACATGCCCTCTGCGAATACAAGGTAGAGAAGCTTTTAGGAGGGGCTCCCAACGATCCGACAGAGAACCTGACCTGGTTCGATCAGGAGATGGACGACTGCACTGATCAGTACGCAGCCTACGTCGCTGAGCAGATCGAAGAAGCAAAGACACACTGCTCCGACCCGCTGGTCCTGATAGAGGAAAAGCTGGACTTTTCCAAGTGGGTACCGGAAGGCTTCGGAACTGGCGACTGTGTGATCATCGCAGACGATGTGCTGCATATCATCGATTTCAAATATGGACATGGTGTCCTGGTGGAAGCAGAAGAGAATCCGCAGATGTTGTGCTACGCCCTAGGCGCTCTGGATACCTACGAATATCTCTACAGCATCCAGACCATCCGTGTGACGATCTTCCAGCCCCGCAGGGACAACATCAGCACCTATGAGATCAGCAGAGACGATCTGATGAAATGGGCTGAGGAAGTTTTAAAGCCCACCGCAGCTCTGGCCTACAACGGCGAAGGTGAATTCCATGCTGGTGACCACTGCCAGTTCTGCAAGGCAAAGGCAACCTGCCGTAACCGTGCCGAACATAATCTGGAGCTTGCACAGTATGACTTCGAGATGCCACCCACGCTGGATGAAGCAGAAATCGCTGCCATCCTTCCCCGGATTGACGATCTGGTGAACTGGGCAAATGACATCAAGGAATACGCACTCCAGCAGTCACTCAACGGCGTAGAGTACCCCGGCTTCAAAGTAGTGGAAGGCAAATCGAACCGCAAATATTCAGATGAGCATGCAGTCGCAGACACAGTGGAAGCAGCTGGCTTCGATCCTTACGAAAAGAAGCTCCTAGGAATCACAGCAATGACTTCTCTCCTCGGTAAGAAGAAGTTCAACGAACTCCTGTCCAACTTTATCATAAAGCCGCAGGGCAAACCGACACTTGTGCCGGAGTCAGACAAAAGGCCGGCACTGAACACAGCCAAAGATGATTTTAGCGAAAAATAAGGAGGAAAAATCATGGCAAACAAAGTATCTATTCCGACAAAGGTAATTACAGGCGTAAACACCAGATGGAGCTATGCGAATGTCTGGGATCCGAAGAGCATCAACGGCGGCGCTCCGAAGTACAGCGTATCGCTCATCATTCCGAAGTCCGATACCGCTACGGTCGCAAAGATCAAGGCAGCCATCCAGGCAGCTTATGAGGAAGGTCAGAGCAAGCTGAAGGGCAACGGCAAGTCCGTACCTGCCCTCTCCGCCATCAAGACACCTCTACGTGATGGCGATCTGGAGAGACCGGATGATGAAGCTTACAAGAACTCCTACTTCATCAACGCCAACAGCGCAACCGCTCCCGGCATCGTGGATGCGGACAGACAGCCGATCCTGGAACGCTCCGAAGTGTACTCCGGCGTTTACGGCAGAGCCAGCATCAATCTGTACGCCTTCAACAGCAACGGCAACAAGGGTATTGCCTGCGGTCTGAATAACCTTCAGAAGATCCGCGACGGTGAACCTCTCGGAGGTAAGTCCAGAGCTGAGGATGACTTCGCTACGGCAGACGATGAGGATGATTTCCTCGACTAACCTGATAACCAATGCAGGTGGCGACACTATCGCCGCTGCCTGCAACAAACTAAGAAATAAGGTACAAAGATGAACATGGATATCATTAACACTCTTATCGATTCTTCCATCAGAGGTACGCTTCTCGGAATAACGATCTTCTTCTGGGGATGCGGTCTGACAGTAATTTGGAAATGGCTTTTCGGACTTGCAAAAAGATTCCTTCACTGGATGTTCCCGAATTGCAAATGGTTTCAATCAAAGCAGGAAGCAAAAGATACAGAGTAATAACAAGGCGGCGGTACCTGTAAAGTGCTGCCGCCATTTTCAGTAAAGGACGATGATTATGATCAAAGAAATGTCAATCGACTTAGAGACTTACAGCGATGTAAATATCACCAAGTGTGGTGCTTACAAGTACGCTGAGTCTGATAATTTTGAGATACTGCTCTTCGGAGTCTCCATTGATGGCGGCCCCGTCAATGTATATGACTTTGCCTGCGGAGACAGTATCCCGGAAGAGATCCTTGCAGCACTATCTGATGAGAATGTAACCAAGTGGGCCTTTAACGCTTCTTTTGAGCGCATCTGCCTCTCAAACTGGCTGAAGAGACATCACCCGAAATACTTCATCGGCTATAGTATCCCTGAGGACCCGGCATCGAAATATCTGGATCCGGCATCCTGGAAATGCACCATGATCTGGTCAGCCTATATGGGACTGCCGCTCTCACTGGAAGGTGTCGGTGCCGTCCTGAAACTGCATGATCAGAAGCTGAAAGAAGGCAAAGACCTGATCCGCTACTTCTGCAGCCCTTGCAAACCGACCAAAAGCAATGGCGGTCGTACCCGGAATCTTCCGGAGCACGATCCTGAAAAATGGGCACTCTTCAAGTCCTATAATAAACGTGATGTGGAAGTGGAAATGGAGATTCAGAAGCGCCTGTCAAAATATCCTGTTCCTGACTTCATCTGGGATGAATACCATCTCGATCAGGAGATAAACGACAGAGGCATCGCCCTGGATATAGATGTGGTGAAGAATGCCATTATCTTTGATGAACGATCAAAAGCTGCCCTCTCCGAAATCATGCAGAATATCACCGGCGTGGAAAATCCTAACAGCGTGGTACAGATGAAGGCCTGGCTCTCTGAGAATGGTGTGAAGGCAGATTCCCTCGGAAAGAAAGATGTAGCAAAACTAATCGACGACACGGACGGTCAGGTGGAAGAAGCTCTCCGGCTCCGACTTCAGCTGGCCAAATCATCTGTGAAGAAATACCAGGCCATGCAAAACGCAGTCTGTAAAGACGGTAGAGCACATGGGATGTTCCAGTTCTACGGAGCCAACCGCTCCGGCAGATGGGCAGGCAGGCTGATCCAATTGCAGAACCTTCCGCAAAATCACATGCCAGATCTCGCAGAAGCCAGAGTCCTTGTGAAAGCTGGCGATTATGATACCCTGCAGCTGCTCTATGATGATATCCCGAACACGCTATCACAGTTGATCAGAACAGCCTTTGTTCCCCGTCCAGAATACAAGTTCATTGTCAGCGACTTCTCCGCCATCGAAGCTAGAGTGCTGGCTTACCTTGCCGGTGAGACATGGCGTTCCAAGGTATTCGCTGAAGGTAAAGATATCTACTGTGCCTCTGCCAGCCAGATGTTCGGCGTACCGGTCGAAAAGCACGGGATCAACGGTCACCTCCGGCAGAAGGGCAAGATCGCAGAATTGGCTTTCGGATATGGCGGCAGCATCGGTGCCTTGAAGTCGATGGGAGCTTTGGAAATGGGCTTAACCGAAGAAGAACTGCAGCCGTTGGTCAACTCCTGGCGTAACTCTAACCCAATGATCACAGCCTTCTGGTGGGATATCGACCGTGCCGTCAAGACCACCATCACGCAACGCATCCAGACTGAAGTTCGTGGAATCCGCTTCTTCTATAAGAGCGGCATGC